ATCCCAAGTCCCTTCTTTTTCAATTCTTGTTTTTGTTGCCTCTAATTTTGTTAGCTCAACTTTTGATTTCAGTTCAGCTTTTTTTTGCTTGCCCTCTATCCAAGTTGATGCCAACTTAGCGACAGGACCAATAATTGCTGTAAACATTATATCTCCTTTTTATAAATAATTTTACTGTCACCTTTTTCAGCAACTTTAAAATTATAAGTCCTTAGAAGCATATCTACAATACCTAGACTAATGAGTTGATAGTCATCAATTATTATAAGGGAATCAATCTCCATTCTTGGAATAAAAAATACAAGTTCATTCAATACATCTTTTGTTGTATGTGGTCCATCAAGATGAACCACTTTGTACAAACCAAAAATCATTAATTGTTTTTCAAAAACAAACTGATGTCCCTCACCCATTGTTTTAAAATAATAATCGTCTGTCATATGAAAAAAATTAAACTCAGGATAATTTTTATATAATTCTGTTACTGTCCTCTGCATCATTTCAGAATCATAACCAGCGGCTATAATATTATCAGGATTGTCATAATGTTGATAAGCTAAATTACCATAAGGGTCAACAGCAATGTGTTTATAAAGACGAGGTTCTTGTAACCTAACCGCATCCATTATTGTTTTTGTACCCAACCCCTCACGCAAACCAATCTCGCAAGTTAACGTGGCTCTATCTATCTTAATTTTTTTAATATGTTTTGTTATTAAATTATATTCTTCTGAGTCGCCTTGGATCATTTTAAATATGGTAAACTATCAATTATTACTTCGACAGAATGTATCAAAATTTCTAAGATAAGTAAAATTAAAATTACATTTAGTATATTTTCTTTGGTATTTTTAAAACACCCCTGTGAATTTTTTTCCCTTAACTTGTATTTTTGAAATGCCTTTAATGTCACTTTTTGCTCCCCTCTCCCTATGTGGACACCCGGTAATACCACCTGTTTTTCTTTTAAAAGGGTTTGTTCTCTGACGTTCTTTTAGACCTTTGTAAAACTTTTTCATTATAGGACTTTCTTGATAAAATAATGCATCTGATTTGTTTTTTTTACCGCTTTTTTTATATTGAGCTGGATCTGATAATAAAGTGTCATAGTTATATTTTTCACGATCAATAAGGTCACCATCTACGTCATATTTTTCTCTTTGTTCTTTTATTTTTTTATATTCAGGACTAGGTTCTGGCATATCAATTTTAAAACCTGATTTTTTTAGTCCACCCTTTACCATTTTACCTTTTTTCATACCCATAGTTTCTTGGGTGCTTATTCCTGTTTCCTCTTTAGTTGGTGAATAAGCTACAAAATTCAAATCATAATTTGGAGATGTTCCCTCTTGAGCTTCAAAGTCTTTTACTGCTTGATTCATTAAATTTTGAAAACGAGAATCAAAATCTTTTCTATATAAACCTGTAACAGCTTCTTTTATAACTTTATCTTTATTTTTATTAAATTGTTCGCCAAAAAATTTCATAAATCTTTCGCCTTTTGTTGATCCACCCTCTTGTAATTTTACAGGAGGAACTTGAGAGTTAGGTCCTTTTTTTGGTGGCGGTCCAAAAGATTTACCTAATGCAGCCTTCTCCACACCTTTGATAAGGTTCTTGTTCCGTGATGCGTAGAAAACTTGTTCGCCTTTTTTGGCACCATATTGGCTCTTCATAGAGCTCATAATTTTTTTACCTTTTTTCGTCAGGGGCATTGTCTAACTCCTTCATTACTTTTGCACGAGCCACGTCTAATTTTTCATCAGCAACTCGTATTCTTTCTTTTGCAGATTCTTCAGCATCTTCTCTTTTCATTTTATCTAAATCAAGACTCTGACTAAATTCAGACATTTTTCTTTCCTCTACATCAACGTGCTCCTGAATTTTTCTTTGGAGATCAAGTGCTCTAAGATCAACTTCTTGTTGTTTAAGTTGAACAAGTGGATCGTTTTTCTCATTGTCAGTGGCTTGCTCTAGTTGTTGTAACTCTGAAGTTAATGCTGCTACACGTTCAGCAACCATAGCTTCAGTAATCTGTTGATAAGCCTCAAGATTCACTTCTCTTAATTGTTGAAACTCTGGCATTTTTTGCATTTCTTGAATAACTTGACCACGAGCCTTGTAGGAAAGATGCTCAGATATATGAGCTTGCAGTAATGCGTATACCATTGGATTAATTTGAACCATACGACTTCGCATAAAGGCACTATGAGCCATAATGTGGGCATCGTGATTCTGTGTTGGAAATGCTTTTGGTATTTCCATCCTTAATGCTTCTGCATTTTCAATAGCAGGATCAAGTGGTTGAGGAATTCTTTCAGGTTTTAACAAAGTGTCAACCTGTTTTGTTCCTAAAGCAGCATAAACTCGTCTATAAGCCTCTCTTATGTTGTGAATTTGTGGATTACTTTGAGCAATCTGCAATTGTGTCTGAGCTAAAGTCACTCTTTGTGCCATTGAAAAGACATTTGGGTCAGCAACAGGTATTACATCAACCTCTTCACTAAAATCAGCCACTTTTACTAGTCTATTTCCACCATATGTCGCATAAGGATAGATCGGTGGTAAATATGTACTAAAAACTTTGGCTAATAATCTAAATTCTTGTCTCATTGCATAGTAACATCTTTTGTGAATGGCACTCATTACCCTAGAACCACGTTCTAACAGAGCTATTGTTGTACCAACGGCTCTATTTTGTGTGTCATTACCGATTGCCATATCAGCAATTGACGCAAAACGTTGTCCTGCAGCTACGCAATACTGTAATAAACTGAATAATGTGGCATCAGGACCTTTGAATGGTAAAAATTGAAACTGATCTTTAATGTTTCCACCGGGTGCATCCACATCTCTAAACTCACCGGGTTGAAAAGGCTGCTCTTCATCTCTAATTCTTATGCCTCTTGACTTAAAACCAGCAGGTAAATTAGCTAAAGTGCCTGCATCAAGTAATTGTCTTAATGCCGCAGTAGCTGTTTTGCTCAAACCACCGATCATATGTATTAAACCAAAGCCATAAAAGCCTAAACCCGGTAAAAATTTGAAATGCACAAAAAATTCTTTGCGTTTATAAGTTTCATCAAAGGGTGCATAGTTTCTGTAGATACTTAAAACTTGTTGGGAACCCTCATCAATTGTTACAATATAAGGAACTCTTACATTTTTTGGTGCATCCTCTATTTCATATTCTTCTAAATCCAGATCAACGTGCATTTCGAGAATGTTAAATTGATAATCCGTCTCTGAGGGTTGATTTATTCCTTCAATTGATTGATATTTTTCCTCAACTTCATCTTGATCTTGTCGGCTTGGTATAATAGGCACATCTCTGTAAAAACCATTCCTTT